AAAAATAAGAGTAGAAGAAGCAGAAGATTATCTGGGTACTTACTATATGTGGAATGGTACCTTGCAACCAGAATATGATATGAGGGAACCCCACTCAATTGTGGACACAGAGGTCTATCTTAAACAAACTATTTCTAGGAAATTAGCTTTGTCAAGTAGAGCTGGTTATAAGATAACCAGCGATGTTCCTGCAGATGTAGACTACATTCAGAAACGTATAGAATCTATAGAGTATGTGTCTGAAAGAGCATTTAGTAACCTTATAAAAGGAATTCTTAGAAACTTGTTTCTCTGTTCTAACTGTTTCTTGTTAAAGATAAGAGATGAAAAAGCTTCCGGAATTAAAAAGAAAGATGGACAGAAGTCCCCTATCGGTGCTTATTCAATTATTCCTAGTCATACTGTCCATCCTTATTTGAAGCATGGAAAGATTGTAAAATGGAGACGCTTTTTTGATACGGGGATGCCTTACCAAGATATTCCATTAGAAGATATTATTCACTTTAAATGGGATGTTAAGCCCGGTCACATTTACGGGACGCCTAGGACTATTGGTGTACGCGATGATATATTTGCTCTTAGAAGATTAGAAGAGAATGTTGAGTTATTATTTTTAAACCATTTATTTCCTTTATTTCACGTACAAGTAGGTACCCCAGAAGCTCCTTGTGTTTATGATGCTGGCGGGGAGTCTGAAATTGATTTAATCCGCTGGCAAATTGAAAATATGCCTAAAGAAGGCGTGTTTATTACTGACGAACGTGTAAAAGTAGATGCAGTAGGTGCAGAAGGAAAATCTTTAGACTATACCCCCTTGATACAGCACTATAAACAAAGAATTTATGTAGGACTAGGAATGTCTGCGCTAGATATGGGAGAGGGTGAGGGGTCTGGACGAGGAAATGCAGATAATATATCTCAAAATCTAAAGGACTCTATAAAGGCAGACTTAGACGAATTTGCCGAACAAATTCGTCTATTTATGTTTAAAGATTGGTTTCTAGAAGCAGGGCATTCTGTTTCTGTTCCAAAAGCCGTCGCCAGAATAAAACTCTCTTTTCATGAAATTGATTTAGATACAAGAATTAAAGCTGAAACCCACACGATGTCTCTTTTTAATTCCCACTTGATAACGGAAACTGAAGCCAGAGATCGTATGATGTATAAGCCAATTCCAAAAGAAGAACAGAAAGATACTCATTTTGATCTTCATGTTGTTAGATTAGAAAAAGAAACTGCTACTGCAAAAGCAAATGCTACTATTAAAATAAATCAAGCTAATTTAGAAAATCAAGAAAAACTAGTGGAAAGTCAATTAAAACTTCACAAGTCTGAAGGAGACCTTTCAGAACGTAAAACGGGACATAAAGAACGAGAACTAACCGCACGAGCACAACACCTACCTACTATCGCCAAAGCTAAAGTCGCTATGACAAATGCTAAAACAACATTAGGAGCAGGAAAACCCCGTGGAGGGACAGAAAATAAAGCTACCCAGACTGCAGCTGAAGTGGGTAATAAGATGCGTCCGACAAATCAACATGGTTCTAACCTAGGTCCTACTAAAGCAAAGTCAAGTAGAAGTTTATTCATAGATGATCTTAATACAGGATTAGCACTTTTAAAAGAAAGTCTTATAACTTACGATGGCTATTCGTCTGGAACTTTGGATAAACTTTGGCCTGAAGAAAGCGCTAATAAGGTTGATCAAGTAATAGAATCTTTTCAATCGCTTGAAATCAATGATTTAGATAACAAGGACTATACTAGTCAGATACGAGATAAAATTATAAGTTTGAAGGCATCCATTGCTCAAACAACTGATTTAGAACTCTTATCTGTATTAATAAATAATGCTCTAGAAAACAATACAGAAGAGGAAGAAAATGCCGATTAGCTCGCCTTTACCTATAAGAACTATTAACACAGCAAACGTTCAAAGAATTCCGTTAGAGACTGTTTTGCAAACGGGTTACCAGTCTATTGCTCAGGGAAACAGATCTAATGTGTCCCCTATACCACAAGGCGGATCCTTTTTATTAGAAATCCCCTTTCCAGCTTCCTAAGGAACTAAGGTTAATAAATGTCAGATCGCCGCTGGTTAAAAATTAGAGACTTTTTAACGATAAAACCTATAGAGATCTCTGAATTTAAGGATTATCTTAAAAATAAAGATGCTCAAGGAAGCAAAAGCCTTCTTCTTAGAGTTGCGGCCACTCATGCAGGAATAATAACAGGAAATAGAAAATTCTATCGTCCTGATTTTATGAGGGACTCAGCACATACCTGGATTCCTGCTAACAAACCCGCTCTTCCCGTTTTAAAAGGACATAATGAAGAAGGTGATGTCCTTGGACGGATTAGAGAACAGAAATATGTAGATGAGTCTTGGAAATGGACCAAAGAATATCCTCAATTACAGAATAGTTATTTTCTAAACCAGGATGGGGCTAAAAAATCCAATATTTATAAATCTATTGATTATATTACTGGAGTTGTTGCAAAGAATCCTAATTATTCTGGTTTAGGATATATAGAGTTGGGAATAGAACTTACGAACCCCGACGCTATTGAAAAGGTTTTAAGAGAAGAATATCTTTGTGTTAGTGCTGGCGCGATAACAGATGAAGCAATATGTTCGATCTGTCATACAGATTGGGCATCTAACGATAAATGTGACCATTCTCCTGGTGAAATTATTGACGGAAAAAAGATGTTTCTTATTTCCGGTAGATTTAGATATGAAGAACTTTCTTTTGTTAACTTCGGAGCAGATCCTTTCGCCGCCATCAAAGCAAAAGAGCTAAAAGATTCTCTGGAAAAAATGTTTTTTCTAGGACTTTCTTTAGGAGACCAAGACCTTGCGATTAAAAACGGTTTAAAAATTACGGACAGTCTTTATAGTTCAGATATTAAAATTAGTTATGAGGAAGTACCAATGAATATTGATTTCTCTGCCTTAGAAGAAGATATTAAAGATGCTAATTTAACATCTGAAAAGGCTTTTACCCTTAAAGACGATTTGCAGAAATTAAAACCCGGGTCTGATGAAGATAAAAGTAAATTACGTGGATTAAAATCTACCCTGACGGCCAAGATTCGTCGTAATAACTGGGTTCAAGATTCTCAAGAAGAGAAGGTTGTTACCGATGAAATGCAAACCTCTGTTGTTATTAATGATGCTGATCTTAATAATATTCTTGAGGAAGCCGATTCTGCTTTAACTTGTGAAGATGGGGTTTGTTCTTGGAAAGGTTTTACTCTTTCTGATGAAGATAACGAATTCTTTTCTAGTGAGGAAAAAGTCTATGACGAATTAGTTAAAGAATTAGAAGTTACTGCCTCTGGTGAAAAATTAACAGACAAAGTCCTAAGTACTGAAGCCCGAAACAAACTTGGCAAGGGTACTTTTTGCGGACCTGGTCGTAGTTTTCCTGTTCCAGACAAGGCTCACTATATTGCTGCATTACGTTTGTTAAACAGAGCAAAAGTTAGTCCTGAGACCAAGTCAAAAATCCATGCTTGTATTCTTCGTAAGGGTAAAGCAAATGGATGGGTTAGCGAATCCAAAGATTCGTTAGAGACAAATACTGAACATAAGATCAGTGATGATCTTTCGGCATTAGCAATGCAAACTAAACTTAATGAGAATGAAAAAGGGGATCCTGCCACTAATCCTACCTGTATACATTCTATCTTAGATTGTTATGACAAACTCAACACCCATCATGGCGATGCTGAAACGGATTTAAAATATAAAATTCATGATCTACACAATGCTTTGGGTGAAAAGTGGGGTAAAGATAGGTGGGTAGATTATGCTGCACAAACTCTTGCCAAACACAGTAAAGTAAAAGATTCTGTTTTGATATCAAAAGAAGATTTGGTATTAAAAGAAGAGGCTATTCTTAGTCTTACTGAAGAAGTAACTAGATTAAAAGATATGCTGGTAGTTAAAGACCGTTCTGTCGCTGCTTTCTTTAAAGACAGTAAGAGAAGTTTAGCTTCAGCAATTGTAATGCATAAAATTGTTTCTGGACACGATGGTTATGTTGGTCTTTCTGCCGAACTTGTACAAGATAAGATTAATCAACTAGTAACCCGTAGAATTGAGTCTTTAAAAGACTCAATCTCTGATGTGTTTGTTGAATTAAAGTGGAATAAAAAAGAACAACAGGCAGTTGTGGTAAAGAACATTGATTCTGCGACTACGACTACAATTGAAAACAACACCCGAATAGATGATGCGGCAGTTCTTAATCCAGGTGCCGAACCTTTAGCCGTTGATTTACGAGACAGTATAACCTTACAACAGGCTCTCAGTCATTATCAAGATGATCCAGTAAAAATGGCAAAGATTCGTAAAATCTTTCTTGCTGAACTGGAAGGGAATTAAATAAAGTATTTGGAGATATCTAAATGGCATTTGATATTAATAATCAGTATACAGGTAAACTATTCGGACAGGATCGTATAGGTCATACTACCCCAGACCTTGAGTTAAGCGATCCCCTTCGTCCTTGGATCCCCGTTCCTTACCCCGCACCTTATCTTCCTGCTCTTCGTCAGGATCAGGGCCATCCTAAATTAGCATCTGTGGTCCTTTCGAGTCATGCTCTTGTTGGCCTTGATAAGTCGGGTGCAATTGTCCCTGCAGGTCTTTTCTGTGGAAAAACCCCCGCAGGTTCCAATCAGTGGTGTATTGTGCAGTATACTTCTACGTCTGCTGACCAGTTCACAATTGACCCTCGTACGGGAACTAACATCACCCCTGGTACCCATGTTGTATTTGCTGCCCCAGCCGACGCAAATCCGGGTAATGTAACACTTACCAATGGTTCTATTGTTACCGTTACCTGGGCTGATCTTAATTGGGCTTGGTCTTGTAATCTTTTCCCAAGTCTTACTGCAGGCTCTACTGCTTCTACAACTACGACTCGTGTCCCGGTTTCTCCTGTAATCGTTGCTTCTACTTCTGCTGCACCTTCTACAGCAACCTGGACTCTTGGTGGAACTACCGACACTGTTTACGGCCAGATTTCCTTTAGTCTTGGTGTATCTGGTACTGTAGTTACTGCGAATCTAGGCAGTTCGACCGGAGAAGGAAATTCGACTGGAGCGACTCTCGCTAATGCCGTAATTGCTATTAATAACGCTCTTTCGGCAGCCAGTATTTCTACGATGCACGCTTCCACAGGGTCGGGTACTTTAATTATTACCGGAACTGTTGACACTTCTGCTCCAGCGAATGGTACTTACACGTTGGCAGTTACTAGTGATGTTGATGATCTTGGTACGGCTTCTACTTTAATCCCTTATTCCTATGGAGTTGTTCGTCCCGTAGGTGTGGCTATTCGTAATACCTTCCAGTATGTTGGTGGTGTCGTTGTTTTGGACAAGTCTTTAAATGGTGGTATCCTTTATCGTCTAGAAGGTCTTGTTCCGACTGGTTTCCAGGTTAATAACTACATGCACGAAATGGGTACTGCTATTCAGACCCAATTCGTTCTCAGAGTTCCTTGGATCGGTGCAACACCAAACACCCTTCAGACTGATGCGAATACTGACGGCATCCAGGGTTATTATCAGAGTGAAGGCAGAACTTATACACACTATACTGGTAATCCACAACCGGGTGCAGGTGTCACTTTCTCTATTCAGCAAGGCGATGCTGGTAATTACAGTGATTTCTCTGCAACTACTAATTCTCCTGTTGATTTGATTGGCCGAATTATTGGTGTAATGAATATGATCCATAAAGTTGGTTACTCAAACCGCATCAAGACACTGTGGGATCCTGCTCGTATGGTTGGCCCTATGACAGACCCCAACCCAGCATCAATTATGATGGGCGGTAGTGCTACTGGGGGTCTGCCTTATGACCTTAACTTAACTACCGATGGAATCTATAAAGCTTCGTTGATTCAAGGTACTCAGGCTCGTGCAGAATACGGTACTTACGTTTTAGTCCGTGTCAACCTCTAAGGAAGAATTCTATGCAGATCGTTATTACAGAAGGCAAAGCTTATATCGGTAATAGCGGTCTGCGTTGTATGAACCCTAGGGCAGACAATCCTGATTTAAAATGCAATAAACTTATAGTAAAAAAGAATGCAGTTGGAGAGCTTTCTGGAAATTTCATTTGTCCAGATCGACGTTGTAAACAACACATAGAAGTTTTAACTATCAAGTAAGGTTGTTTATATAACCCTTTAATAACCAAAGAAACCTTTCTTTGTGTATCTAGTCCGAATAGACTAATAACTCTCAAGGAGTTTTTCCGAAATGGCAAAACAGACAGTTGATGTAGAAAAAATTAAAGAAGAGATCCGTCTACAGGACAGATTCAGTACTATTTTCCGTACTGGTGGATACGATCCTAAAGAAAATGAAATCATTAGCATTAAGGATGCTCTTGATATCCAAAACGCTGCCTTTATGATTCCCCGTGCCTTAACAACCATCGTTCAAGAGGGTATTGAACCGATGCTTATTGGCACACACTTGCTTCAGAAGGTTCAGTATAAACCCGGGATGACTACGGTATTTCCTTCAGTCGAACCCCTCCGTGCTGACGAAGCTGGAGACGGAATGGACCTGCCAATTTACAATATCAATATTGGTGGGGCACAGAGTTTCGGTGTAACCGTAAAACGTCACGGTTTACGTCTGAAGATTAGTCAACGTTTTATTGATGACTCGAGTTATCCTTGGATCAACTTCTGGCTTCGGTTAGCGGGTAATGCCCTGGCACGTCACAAAGAAGAGTATATCTTTGATTTTATCACTCGTCTTGGAACCGTCGTGTTTGATAATAGCACTGCTGCTCGTTTGACGAGTTCTGCTGTTCAACCTATCAAAGGTACCACTACAGGCCGTAATTATCTGGGTGTACTGAATGGCTCCATGACAGTGGACGACGTATTCGATATGTATGCAGCAGTATTACTTAATGGTTTCGTTCCGGATACGCTTTTGGTCCATCCCATGGCCTGGTTAATGTGGGTTAAAGATCCCGTTCTGCGTGAGTTTGCTATTCAGGCAGGCGGTGGTAGTTTCTTCGCTAACTTTACAGGAAATCCTGCTGTTCTGGGTAACAAGTTCTATAACTTTGGCGGTTTGGGTGCAGGTCAAGGTCAGACGGGTCAGTATACTAACGGTAACCTTACTGGTGGTGAAGTTTCTAGTGCAACTGCTGGTAATTATCAGAACATGACTTCTGCTCCGGAATTACCTAATTACCTAGGGTTGCCCTTCCGTATCCTAGTGAGTCCTTTTGTTAATTTCAATCCGGAAACTCGTACAACGGATGTTCTGATGTTCAACTCCAAGAATCTCGGCGCGTTAATTGTAGCAGATGAGCCTCATGTTAAATCTTGGGAAGACGGTGCTTATGGAATCCAGAATATGAGTATCGAAGAGACTTATGGTTTCGGTATTCTCAACGAGGGTCAGGCCATTGCTGTAGCAAAAAATGTTAAGATTCGTCCTAACGAGTTCACAATGCCTGCTCGTACTGTGTTTAATCTTAGTGAAGCTTCTAGTACTTTCACTGATATTAATAGTGTTGCAATGTTTGATCCCACAAACCCAATAGCAGTGAATAGTTAGAATTTTGGGTCATAACTTTGGATTAAAACTCCTAATATGATATTAATATCATATTAGGAGTTTTTACATGGAAAATAGTAATTGGTTTTATGTATACGGATATTTTCGTCAAACTGTAGATATTCTCATTTGTAAATCAGTCCAGATCAGTACAAAGGGAGGGAACAACTAGTATGTCAGAATTGATCTTACCAGGATCGGACTTGTTTAATGATGTTATGAAAGAAGTTTCTCCTCCAGTAATAAAAGATATTAAAATAGATTTAATAGACCATACTGTTATGTTAAATACTGCAAAGCTAAAAACATTTCAGTGCGGAGGTCTTTGTCTAGGACCTAAACATCTAATTGCAAAAATAGGCAGAGATGCTCAACAGGAACCTATTCGTCGCGCATTACTAGAAGATAAGTTAATAGATATGACCGATAAAGACTTGTCTGCGGGTTTTAAACATACAGGCGGAGAAACTACTGCCATCATTGAAGAAGATTTGGGGTATAAAGTCTATATACAAAAAAGTTCATCAGGAGAAACTATTATGATCTCTCCTAAAAACGAAGAGCAAAGGTTACAGTTTGAAGCAGAAATAAAAGAGTTTGGTTATATAAAGAATTTAGAAATAAATATAGAAGAACAGATCACTAAAGAAGGTTTATCCTCAATATTTACTGATGAAGTGTGGGCGAAATAAACTATGACTCCTTCTATTATAAGTGTAGAACCTAATGATGTAGAAACAGACGTGGTCCTTGGGCAGTCTATTATAATTACGTTTAATGAGGTAATAGATACGACTACCCTTAATGCAGACACATTTGCACTTAACTACAATCCTCCAACCCAAATTTTAACTTCAAATCAGTTAATAGACGGTTGTCCTGTAGGATCTATTGTTAGTGTTGAGGGAACTTGGACTTTTACAACAAATAACAGTAGCCAGACTGTAGCTGTTTATCAGCCAACAGAACCTTTTAAACAAAACACAGTGTATACCGTTACAGTATTTGGTACAGATGCGTCATTATCAACACAAAACGTAATGGATCTAGAGGGTAACTCCATGTCTGTAAGTTATCAGTGGATGTTTACTACAGGCAGTTTGAGTTTTACAACTCCTCCTGCACAGTGTCCTTTGGTAGATATTCCGGCGATAAATCCAGAATGTATTAGGGTTACACCCCGACACCAAATAGGAGATAACCTCTCTAATGAAATAGATATTATATTTCCAGGACCAATTGATCTAACTTCTTTCTCTATGACTGATTTACAAATGAGTATATCTGCAGTATTACATGACCCTAATATATTTATACCACAAAATTTAACTTACACCCCTACAGTCTTGTCAGGCTCCCCAAATATCCTAAGAATTACTATAACAGGATTTGACTCTTAATTGTTAAAGGATTTAATATGAACTTTGATCTATCGAATAGAACACATTTAGTAATGTTTTTAACAACTTTATTTTTTTTATTTCTTGGGATTTATGCTTTCTTAATTCCTTATCCTGTGTATGCTGCTTTAACAGGTTTTTTGTTAAGAGTGATTGAATCTTTATTCTCCGGAATCTTCTTAACTGTTAGTGTGGGACCTAAACCGACGGCGACCCCTACAAGTACAGATGTTATACCCGAAACAATGTTAGAACCCGCGATTACTGAAGGGGCTGTTAAGTAAGAGGCTTATTTTATGTCAATGCTTTATGTAGGGGATACAGAAACATTAACTTTCTCTTTATCTCACTCAGACGGATCTTCCCCGTCTGTAACAGTTTCTCCGTTAATCACAATTATTCAAGTATCAACGACAACCTCTGTAGTTAGTTCAGCTCCAATGACCTTCCTTACAGGAACTGTTAAAACTTATTATTATAACTTTGTAACTACGGGTCTTACTCCTGGGTTTTATGTTGCGGTAGTTTCTTATGCCGCTGATGGAAATACTGTAAATAATTTATTTCTACAGAACATTAAACTTGGAGATACTTATATTACAGGTCCTGTTGCTTTGGCGTCCACTGTCGCCCTAAATGCCACTGTTGCATTAGCAGCAACAACCGCTACTCCCGCTCAAGTTGCTGCGGTAAATCCTAACAGTTCCTCTGTTGTACTTGCTATTCAGAGTAAGGTAAACACACTACCAACTTCGCCTGCAGATAATTCTTTACTTACAACGGTTAAGAATTTAGTAACAGATGTAAAAGATGCTACTTTAGGAACCTGGAATATAAACAAAGCAGTTACTCCGAACACCTTAACGTACTTACGTACAGACGGATCTACTGCTTTTGCATCTTTTAATCTTTCCGAGGGATCTACTTCATCTCAAAAAACAAATACTGTTTATATTCCTTCAAGTTAATTTACACTGATTTTTAATTTTTCAGTATACTAGATAAGGATAGGATCACCTATCCTTATCTTATTTTAAAGGCATTATTAATGATAGACACAGAAGAACAAAAAGAAATATTACTGAAGCTTAGAGATCTTCATGCAGTATTCTTAGGAATAGATGGTCAACCTGGTCAATTTGCCTTATTGTCTGCCCAGGTAAAACAGCATGATGACAGACTACGAGTTACTGAACGTTTTCAGTATGTTCTAACAGGAATGGGATTGGTAGCTTCCTTTGCCTTTTATAAATTGAGTGCCTTGGTTGGAATCTTAACTGGAACTACAAAAGCGTTATTTTTACCTGTTTTTGTAAAAACAGGACTTGCTCATTTTTTAGGATAATATAATGCAAAATGTTGTTTTTCATATTACAATTCCGGCGGGATTAAAATTAGTAGCAGGAAACAGATTGATGAAGGAAATAACATTTGATTTTATTTCCAGATTAGATCCTTACTATTCCTCTGTTGATTATGTAAAACTAACAGCAGGTCCCTCTATTTCTAAACTTTCGGAAACAACGATTGCTAGTCAAATTTATAAATCAAGTAAACAAGCTAAGTTGATAGTTCCTTTTCACATTCCTTGGGAAGGGCCGCAACATGAAAGACTGGTTGAAGCAAGAACCCAGTATACAACCTTATTGGCTTCTAGAGATTTATTATTAAATATAATTTCTCTTCTAGGTCCGGGCGCTCACGTTTTGGCAAACTTCTCTGTAGACAGAAAAGCAGATAATACAAAACATTTAGATCAGTTAAATAAAGATCTAAAAACATATGAGATAACATTACGTTCTCATGGAAGAGTTGTTCCTGGTGGCCATGCTAAGTTTCAGTTTGCTGCCAAAGGGGTTTGGGATCTTGGAGAGAAGACTCCAGGAAGAAACTGGAGTCCTAATGGTATGGGTGCAAACTCATCCTCGCCAGAAACATGGAGTAATACTGGTGGTAGAGGAAAACCTGTTAAAATGTTTGCCTCTCCAATATGTTCTCCTTCCCTATTTTCCATGAGGCAAGGGTGTTATCAAACTGGTTTTTCTATAGCACAAATGGGTACGGGTTTTGGTGGGTTTAGTGGTGGATATTAATGGATTTTTATCAAGGACTTTCTTCTACTATAGATCTTCGAGAAGAACTACATGCTGTCTTGTGGGGAAGGTTTCCTGAACCAGGACAAGGACAATGTGTTGTTTTTCGGAGACTAACTAACACGCATTGTCCTGGATGTTGGAGTGACAAGACCTCAGGAAGTACATTACCTAATTGTAAATACTGTCAGGGAGAAGGTTATCAGTTTTATGAACGCGAAGAACTGATTGGGTTCTTTAGAGGAGCCGCCCCGGTATATAAAGGCGGAGTTTTAGCAACAGGTCAATATCCACAAATGGGTACAGGTTATACTGATGCTAATAAAGTTACAGGATATATAGAAGTAATGAGGCCCGACGGGACAGAGACTTATCCTGATTATGAAAGATACTTAATACAGGATAAAAAAAGTTATGATCGTATGTATGAATTAAAAGTAGATATTGAGGGAAATGTTGTTCGTAATAGTGCGGGAATTCCTACCAGAACAGCAAAATGGAAAATTTTAAATGTAATTCCTTTAAGGGGAGATTACGGTAGAATTGAGTTTTTTGAACTAGCTTTGGAAAAAATAAACATATAAAGATGATAAATATAGGTTTATATGCTCAATACCTATACTAGGTAAAAAAGATGATACTTGTAAATGATAAAGTTTCTACAAATAGGGAAAGGGTACCACCGCCATTACGTTCAAGTAAACGTGCTGTAGATATAAACGGTTTTTTTGAAATTGTAGGAAAAGCTTTTGACCACTACATACAAACAGAAGGAGCGCCTGACGCTACTTCTCCTATCTTTATAGAAAGATTTCCTCAAGAAAGACTAGGAAAACCAGATAAACCTTTTGAAGTTATAACATTCTCTGTTCTTGAGGGTGCTC